AAGGAAAGCAGGCATTAGCACCGCTTAGAGAAGCGTTGTTAAGAATGGGGGCTGAGAGCCCTATAGCTCTAGGTGTGGATCCACACTCGAAAGATTGGGATTTCATGTTTAAGGAGTTATCAAACCATGGTCTATTTAAAAAGGCTTTGGGTGGAGATGGTGAAGCTTATGATACCTGCCATGCTGATCTATTTGTGAAAATAGTATGTGAGGAGATAGGTATCTGGAGCAGACGCTATTATGATGTTGACTGGGTGGTAAAAACGCTATTGGCTGGATGTGCGGAGACTAGACATGTTATTGGTAGATTAATCTTTACTCTTACACATTTCTGGCCTTCAGGCCATCCTGCTACAGAGATTATTGTTTCTATCCTTACACTTGCTCTTATGAAGTTGGTTTGGTTACTAACGACTGATCATAGTCTTCGTGAGTATGAGAGTTATGTTAGGAGCAAGGTGTTGGGAGATGATAATGTCTCTGGTGTTGATGGAGTAGTTCTACACTATTATAACAATATCTCTATATCTGAAAAGATGTGGGATTTGGGTTATAAGTGGACCCCACCTGATAAGTCAGATGTTTTTAAGCATCATTATGAGTGGAGTGAGATGACCTTCAACAAGAGATACTTTATGAGAAGTTCCTTTGGTGATATGGTTGGACCTTTAGATAGGGCTACGATAAGAGACATGCCTCTTTGGATTACAAAGAAGCTCCCAGCTAACCTTGCTACCTCCAATAACGTTGAAGACGCATTGGCAGAATATGCAGTGTGGGATTCAGCGAGACCTGAGACGGAGCAAATGATAGATGAGAAGCAGCTTTGTAAAGAAGCGTGTCAAGCCTTGTGTAAGAAAGCGAGTAAAGTTCTAGGAGGATACTTTGAACTTGATAGAGAATGGTATACGAAGAAGTATTCCGTCCCAATTAGGAAGGAGAGAGTTCTAGCTACATGGAAGCGTGAGTTTGTGCGTAAGGTGCTTGCGATTGATGGAATTGTCGTTCAGAGTAAAGACAAAGGTCATGATCAATTCTGGTCCGATCCCGAGGATCCAGATGGGAAGGATTTCAGAGATGTAATCCGACCTCAAGCAGGAGAAGGAAGCGATTCAGTGGCTCCG